GGACATATTCACCATCAGCAAAGCAAAGAAATGGGGGGAATGGTGATGGAACATTGGAACATTCTTCCACCAACTGACGCTTGGCATAACGCGTCGGGTTATGGGGCCGACAGATCGATGACGTGCGTTGTCTTGCACAAAGATTTTGGAGAGGTCACGAGACTGAGAGTAACAGCGGAGGCTTTAGAATGAGCGTGTTTGACGATCAAGTCGGCGGCAACCATTACAAGCTAATGATGATCCAGCCCACGGAATATATCCTTGCGAATAACCTTGGGTTTTGTGAGGGAAACGTAGTAAAATATATCTCGCGATGGCGGTTAAAGGTCAAGGACGGAGAGGCAAGGCCCAACGTCGAGGATCTCCGAAAAGCCAAGCATTATATTGATATGCTCATCGAGCGAGAGGTGGGCGGCTATTTAAAATCTGAAGAAAGCGAAGCCCCCAAGATCGGGGGCCGTGTGGATTAAAGGTCAAATTACATCTGCAATGTAACAATCTTTTGCATCAGATTCATATAGGAAGGTAGTGTATTGATTGTCTCGGCATACAACCAAGAACCGATCAAGGCTATCTAAAATCACATCATATCCATCATGATGCCATTTGACCGACCTGCCATTCCTTGCCGCTTGCATTACTTCTTGAATGCTCATAGGTCAAAGATCCGGCGAACCTCTACGCACTCGCCTTGGATGCGTGTACCGTCTGCCTGGGGGAAGGATTCCCCACAGCCTAGCGCCCAATTTATGAGCGTGTAGGCCATGAGGAACGAGAAACAAACCAGAACCAAAACGGCGGCGGCTATGTCGAGATACTTTTTCACTTGACCGCCTCCTTAGTCTAGGTCTACCAGCTTGTAAGCAATGTCAACATCGCAGACTTCACTGGGTAAGAAGCTAAAGTCTGATCTGCCAAAGTACTGCTCGCTCACGTCTCCTATGTGCCAGTTACCCGCGCCGTATTCCTCATCGAGCCACTCGCAGAGATTGTCCACAAAAGCCTCATCATCATCATCTATGATTCCGCTGTAGTCGCCATTCACTATGGCTGACAGCGCAAAAGCGGGGATCTTGTAAGTGTCAATTTCGAATTCAATAGTCATTGTCTTGCTCCCTATGGGCGGCTTATGCCGCCTCCTCTGTTGATCGAAAAGAAAGGTCTGAATAGCTGTATTCGATAGAGTCGAAGGCATCCCAATCGAAGTCAATGACCATCTCGCGCAGTTTCTTTTCGTCGTGATCTTTGAGAGCTTGGGCGATGATGTAAGATTGCTTGCAGTGCAGAATGTCGCGGGGTCGGAAGGTGTCAAACGCTAGAGCTTGTTTGACTGCGTGAATAACAAAATACTTTGCAACGGTTTGGTTAGTGTGCTGCCACTTGGGAGCGTGCGGGCATGCAGCGCGAAATTGCTTTTGAATCTTCAACTCGTAATCGAGCATTGCTGCGCGGTGGTCGGTGTGCGTCCAGTGAGTGAGGGGATAGAGTCGGGCAAATCCGGCGTCGATAAGTTCTTTAACTTGTGCGTTGTTCATGGTGTTACTCCGTTCGTCTGATGCTTATATTTTTTGAGTAATCGCCGAAGCGATAAGCGAACTATGAATGTCTAGTAAAAACTTGTCAACCCCCTAAAGTAAAAAAAATGCAAAATAATTTGCTACAATGCAAAAAGTCCAATAAAATCGGAGGGTTAGCAGTGAAAAAAATTTTGAAAAAATTAAATCTCGAAGTGCTTTTGATGCCGATTTTCACCCCATTGGCGGTAGGTGCGGCATTCCTGGGCGGGTTCATTTTCGGGGTCATGATCTAATGCCGGACATGCGCCATAAACTCAAACCTGAGGTTGCGGAGAGACATTTCCCCAATTGGACACATGGGGGCAAGGGTCAACACGCAAGAAAGGGAACGGCAGAAAGTCGGCAAGCATTCCGAGATAATTGGGATCGTATTTTTGGGAACAAATCCAATGAGCGAGAACAAACAACTACACACTAAGACCCGAAACCGTAAGATACGGCAAGACACGCTCCGAGAATATATGCAAGAGCGCGGGTCTACTCAGCATCTCTTTGATTTAATAGAGAAAATAGAAAATTTAGACCATGAAAGCGATACGTTTAACGCTGAACTGTATAAACTTAAAGCATCAGCAGATCTAAGGTTTAAGGCGCTGGCTAAATATCTCCCCGATTTGAAGTCGCAAGAGATAACAGCAGAGGGTGGGGATCCTTTACAAATTAAGATCGCTGACTTTAAGAATGCCTGAGATATCAATACCGAATAACTGGGCACCCCGTCCACATCAAATAGACTTCTTCCGAGCGATGGATAACGGCATCAAGCGTGCCTGTTTGGTGTGGCATCGTAGAGCGGGGAAGGATTCAACAAGCCTCAACTTCACCGCCAAAGAGATGTTCAAGCGCAAGGGGAACTATTGGCACCTCTTCCCTAAGCAAACCCAGGCAAGAAAGGCCATCTGGAACGGCATAAACAGCGACGGTCAATCAATACTCGATCAGGTGTTCCCTGAGGCTGTGAGAGCGCGTACATCGTCCCAGGAGATGATGATAGAGCTAAAGAATGGCTCAACGTGGCAGCTTGCCGGATCTGATAACTATGATTCACTGGTAGGCGCAAACCCTGTCGGCGTGGTCTTCTCTGAGTGGTCGCTATGTGATCCCAATGCGTGGGCATACATTCGCCCAATGCTGGCAGAAAATGGGGGATGGGCTGTCTTCATATACACGCCAAGGGGCAAGAATCACGGCTTCACCCTGTACAACATGGCAAAGAAGGCTGATGAATGGTTCTGCCAGAATCTCACGGTAAACGATACCAAGCGAGCGGACGGGTCTCCGGTGATATCACCCGAAGCCATCGAGACCGAACGCGCAGAAGGGATGGAAGAAGCGTTAATCCAGCAGGAGTTTTTCGGATCCTTTGAAGCGCAGATACCTGGGGCATACTTCGCTGACCAACTGCAGCAAGCAAAGGACCAAAACAGGGTCGGACGCATACCTATTGAGCCATCGCTACAGGTGCATACCGCATGGGATCTAGGCATAAGCGATTCGATGAGCATTTGGTTCTTTCAAGCTATGGGCAAAGAGATCAGGCTGGTCGATTACTACGAGTCGAACGGGAAAGGGATGGAACATTACATCCAGCACCTCACCCAATGGGCTGATCGTAACGGTGTGATATACGGTCAACACTTAGCGCCGCATGATATCGAGGTCAGGGAACTAACGAGCGGACGATCACGCAAGGATGTTGCTAGGGACATGGGAATAACCTTCCGCACTGTTCAACGCCCACGCACCAAGATTGAAGGCATACAGGCAATTAGGCGCATGTTCCCTCGCTTCTGGATTGATGATGAACGCGCAGAGCAGGGTTACGCTTGCATCGCATCCTATCATCGGGAATGGGACGAGAAGCACCAAAGGTTCAGGGATCAACCCGTACACGATTGGGCAAGTCATGGCGCTGACGCACTTCAGACGCTCGCATTAGGATGGCGTGACACCATGATGAGCGGAGTTAGACCACAGGCACACCGAGCGGAACTGGCATTCAATGTTTGGAGATAATCAATGCCCGCAGAAAAATATAAAGTGAAAGACCATCCTGAGCACCTTTATGTCGTATTCGGCAAAGACTCGGGGCATTGGTGGTCGTGGATGCTGCACCCAACCATCCGGCATTGTTACGTCATGAAGGCAGACAAAGGACGCTGGATCAGCTATGCAAAAGCTACCCAAACCATTGATTTGTTTACTATTGACCAAACAGAGCATAAAATCGGGACCAACATCATCAGAAAGGCGCGAAGACGCTACGCGAGACAAGGGCTATTCATGCTCAACACTTGCGTTGGACACGCGAAACAGATTCTAGGGATTAACAAACCATTCATTTGGACACCCTATCAACTCTTAAAATACTTGGAGGCTAACCCGTGAAGAAACCCAAGGCACCAAAACCCACCGCACAGCAACAAGCGGTAGAGATGAGACAGCAACGCGCACTCGATGAAGAGATCGCGGAACAAGAACAACGATTCAGGGCACTAGCACGCGGGAAGTTAGGCACTGCGTCATTGCTCGGTGGCGCTCCCAGAAGCCGTCAGGAGGCCGCTATGGGTCGTGCAACTGCGGGTGGTGGAGCAGTAGCGGGTCGGTCCCTAATCGGCGGTAGAGGCGCAATGCGTGGCGCTGGTGGACGTGGGGCGTCTATTCCAGGCTTTATGGGTGGATCAATCCCTAACATTTCGGGTATGTAAACATGCAATTACCTCCCCACCTAGGCGGTGTACAGGATCTCGTTAGGCGAGAACAGAAAGCATTCGATCATCAGGCCATGTGGCACGAGCAGTTGACGGATGTTTACGAGTATTTCCTGCCTCAGAGAAACCTTTTTGAAGTCGAAGACAAGGGCCAGAAGAAGATGGACCGCATCTTTGACTCAACGGCTCTCACGGCTATTCAGCAGGGCGCTAGTAAGCTGCAAGAAAACATCGCGCCGATCTGGTCACGCTGGGCAACCTTCCAGCCATCCAATGAAGTGATCCGAATGGTTGAATCTGGTGACTACGGGGTCACTGAACAAGACATTCGAGAGAACCTAGACGAGCAAGCCGAGACGGTTTTTGACTATATCAACCGATCCAACTTTGCGACTCAGTTTTATGAGTCAGCGTTAGACCTTCTGATCGGTACTGCTACCCTGCGGATCGACGAAACAGACGATGAATCCATGCCGTTCTGTTTCCACTCTGTTCCACAAAAGGGAATCGCGTTCGAAGAAGGACCATACGGAACCATTGAAACCCATTGGAGACGATTCAAGGTCAAGGCTCGACTACTTGAGAGGATGTGGCGAGGGTTTGAACCGTCAACCAACGTTCGACAGATCATCGAAAACTCACCCGACTCGGAGGTTGAAGTATCCGAAGGCGTGATCTATGACCCCAAAACCAAAAAATACTACGGGGTAGTGTGGGTCAAGCGAGAAGAGCGGTTTTCATGGGTTGAGGACTTTGGCGAATCATCACCTTGGGTCACTGGACGTTATACAAAGGTAGCGGGTGAGGTCCGAGGCCGTGGTCCGGCGATGCAATGCCTACCGGATGTGCGATCACTCAACAAAGCAAAAGAGTTTGTGCTGCAAAAAGCGGCGATTGATCTAGCGGGGATGTATACCGCAACCGATGATGGGGTGATGAATCCCTACAACATCACGATATCGCCAGGGACTGTGATTCCGGTAGGGTCTAATAATACCAACAACCCATCGATTCAACGTTTGGACACCGGAGCCAACCTACAACTGGCACAATTCGAGATCCTAGAACTGCAAACGTCAATCAAGACCGCTCTGTTCAACGATCTTCGAGATCCAACGGGTCCGGTAAGGACTGCAACTGAGATTGCTATTGAGACCAGAGAACTAGCTAAGAGAATCGGGTCAGCATTCGGCAGACTTCAAACCGAAATGCTAGTGCCTATCCTCAAGCGAGTGGTGAACATTTTGACTAGGCGCGGACTGGTCACACCTATTCAACTTGATGGGCGAGATGTTGAGATTAAATTCACGTCACCCTTGGCCAGAGCGCAGGATGGTGAGGAT